GTTCATTGTGTTGATCGCATCGTGATCCTTCCCGGAGAACCTGCTGTGGCTCTTCATGAACCACTCGTTCAGCTCGTCCGGGGTCATGATGTTGAAGGTAATCTCTTCTAATTTCATCTCAAAATCCTGTGAATTCTAGTCGGCCAGACTCACCTGCAGCCCGGCGGGAGAGCATGGTCTCATACTCCAGCTTGTAGTGCGCGGCGATCTCCTTCTCCGCTTTGTGAAGGCTCTTCGCGAGGTTCAGGTCATTCCGCTTCTCGTTAAGGATCTCTACGGTCCCGGAGCCCAGACGTTCCTCTGCCCACCTCTGGAAGTCGTGCGGGTTGCTCCCGAGCTTCTGGTGGCAGCCGAAACAATGCGCGAATGCGTTGTCCGGATCCCACCGTAGGGACTTGTTCCTGCGCCCGAAATAATGACTGCAGTGGAGCCCCTGGGAGTTCTGCGGATACACTGTCCCGCAATGTTCACAGGTCCAGTTGCTGCGCTCCCTGACGCACTTGCTGAACCACCTATCTGAAGAGGCTATTTTCATTCGGTCTCACATCCCACGCTAAGTTGTATTTTAGGCACTGTATCGTCCACAGAGCCCGCTTTGCGGCCTGCGGTTTCATACGCTTGCTGTAAAAGCGAAGCATCTCGATGCTTGATTTCTTATTCATAAGCCCGTTCCGCGCGATGATCTCCTTGATCTCCCGCTGGATAACGTAGCTCATCTCAACGACATTTCCGCCCTGCTGGTTGCCTGCTTGCTCCGCCATGATTCGAACCTCATCTTTCGGACCTCGATCTGGAACCGTAATGCAGTGGCCTGCTCCACGGCCTCCTTGATGCCCTCTAGTAATTGTTGGTACTCAGGATGAGAGTAAGCCTCTCGCTCTTGTTTGGCAATGGCTAACCCCGGCTCCTTAGCCTCTGCATCGGCCATTAGGATTGCTTTTTTAGACTTTCTGAATTCAATCAAATAAGCCCGATTGGCCTCCGCTTTCGCGTAGTCTTTTGTCAGCTGCTCGAATTCTTGCCAGCTTTCTGCGCTCATAACTGATCTCCACATGAGTTTTAACGAGCGAGCGGAAGCGCTCCGGCACATTGTCCAGAGCCTCCCGGCGCTCTTCTTTGGTGTCTAGCGACATAATGTATGCCGCCATCTGTCTAGGTTTTCCAGATAGCCCAGCCATCTTCTAGGCTCCGGCTGGTTGGCCTGAAGTCAGACTCATGCCTCCGGCAGAAGCTGCAGAGATTCGTGAGCGTCCGGCGCATATCATCCTCATCAGAGAAGAACAGACACTCATCGCTGCCCTTCTTGAGCTCAAGGAATGCCTGTAGTTCCTTAGACCGCGGCCTGAACGATTGGGCCGGCTTCTTGATTTTCTTGAGTCTCAAAACGGTACATCCTCTAAGTCAACGTCTAAGGTTTGAGCTGGTGCGGCTGGCTTTTCATCCTTTTTCTTGAAGGAGAAGCTCAGCAGTGGCTTCTTTGGGTTGTCGGAAACATCGTTCTTCCAGACATTGATGAAATACTCCTCGCCATCAATATCACAGTTCCCGGTGAAGTGCGGGTGCTTGTCTGTGGTCCTCTTCTGATTCTTCCAGACCGCTCCGCGATTGGTTTTATCGTAACTCATTAGTAACTCTCCTGATTTAACGCCGAGACAAACTTCTCCTTGATTACCTTTCTCTCGGCTGTGGTGAATGGCCCACCTTTCGATGGAGCCCTAAAAAGCAATTGCTGATCGTCCTGCGGTAATCCAAACCACAACTCAGCAACGGCGTATAGCTCTTCAAGGTTCTCTTCTCTGGAGTACCTATCAATCGCCTCTTTAACGTCCTGAATCAACCCGTGATTGTTCAGGATCGCCTGAGTGTTATCCTGCATGAATTGATCGAGCTTCCAACCCTCGTCACGGGTATGGCTGTACCGAAGCTCGTTGCCGCTGTAGGCACGAAGCTCCACGACACCCTTCTCATCGGTCAAGCCTTCCCAGCGTAACTTCAGATACTTGGGGTCTTCGCCCTTCTTTAGCTCAATAACGATATTGGGATAGTCGTACAGTTCTCGGCCTATGCCGAGATTGAAGCAAGCCCGCTTGAACGCATCAGACGCTGCGCCCTTCTCGGACTCGAAGTTGGATGGTGTGCCGACATCCTGCACCCAGACCCATTCCTTGATCTCTGGGTTGTAGATACCCACGGAGCAGTACAGGTTGCCATCAATGACCTCATGCTTGCGCTGCCAGTAACCCGGACCAACTACACTGTCTAAGCGGTTCTGATCAACCCGAGCATCCTTGTAAGCCAGGTAACTGGCCTTTTCGCTAAACTGTCGGCCTAGCCTGAATTCCACCTCACTGATTTTCAGAGGCAGTCTGAGTTTGTCGTACATAAAGTTCTCCCTATCAAAGTTGAAGGAGAATTGTACGCTCTTTGTGGTAGGGATGCTAGTTTTAGATGTACTTGCCAGTACGCATCATTTCGGAAAGTTCTACAGCCCGGTTGCCGGTCTGTCTAGCAAATTTGGAGTCAAGCACCTCTGCGCCAGCAGACTCCCAATTCTCTGTGGAGATTGCCCGAATTAAGTTGCGGAATTGCGAGAAGGAAGGGCCGCCGACGCAGAAGTACAGATCTATAATAGCATCGCGCCTCGCGCCGTCTAGGCTTTCAAACCACTCGTATTGACCGAGCTCCTGAATGCAGACATTGATGTCCCGGTTGAGCATCATCAGGGCTTCTTTCTCAGTAATCCCATTATCGGTGAGATTTCGCCCCACGCCGATAGTGGTCTTGCCTGCAGTGCATTGGTACGGTCTCAGGCGCAGCCCTTCGTGCTTTATAAGTAGATCAGTTAATTTGTTCATCAGTTATCTGGCCTGCAAGCCAGCTATGATTTATGGAGAGTATTCCCAAAATAGTATAGGGACTGATGCCTGCCACTAGCTTGGTTTCTATCCAACGACAGAGCTGCTCATCAGCCTCAACCGCCATATCCTCCAGCTTCTCAGCCGACAGGACCGGCAGGTCTACTACGTTATTTTTCTCTTGAGACACCCTTAGTCTTCTCAAAGGTTCTCATTGCACCCAAACCTAGCATCCCCATCAGAACAGGCATCATCTCGCTCAGAGCGATCAGAGGAACGTCTACGCCTGTTTCGAGCAGGTCTAGAGCCATATTAACAAAGGGTATGATCAGGAAGTTACCAGCCATCCCCAGAGCGCATATCCAACCAATGGCAGGTCTCCAACCGGCAACAAACATACTATTATGAGCTGCTTCAACTTTATTGACCTCAATCTGCGCCATGACCTGTTCTTGCGCATGACGCTCAGCCATCGTGGCGATCTCGTGACTGAGCTTCTCTTTAAGGTCTTTATCAGGTATGACCTTATCAAGAATCGCGCTTACAGGGCCTATCAGAGCGCTTATCATGACGCGCCGAGAGCAATAAGGATAATAACCAGAACCACAGTAGCAATGCCTACCTGCTTCTCAGTGGCGTCCTGCACCAAACCTCGTACAAATTTACCTATCTTCTTCATAACATCCGTCCTATAACGGTCACAGTAGCAACAATGATAATCCAAAATATACGCTCCCCGAAGGCCACGGCTGGTGAAATTTTACTCAGCCTCTCGTCCATCGAGTTTACTCTATCTTCTATATTTGATTGTCGATTGAAAATGGTTGTTATTCTCTCCTCTACGCGCGCCAATGAGATCACGGCCTCCTGCAGATCGTCAATCTTAGATTCAATCCTTTCAATTCGGTTTTCCATAATTTTACCCTACTGGGACCACCGTCACCCGTGAGGTCTCACCTCTATCCTTGTGGTAGGTAATTGCTAGCGCGCCCCTCTGCGTATGCTCGAACCCCCGTGCTGCATAAGAATCTTTTGCAGACAATGTGGGGTGACGCTCAAGAACGGCTCCAGATCGCTCCATCAATTCCTTCGTATGCAAATGCCCGGTAGACAAGTAGATATACTCAGCATCTGACATATCCTGCCTGAATCTGGGCTCGGAGAAAAACTTGCCCGCCAG